AACACAATCGAAAAATTCAAAAAGTATGTCGTAGGTTTATTAGATGAGGTCTACAAAATGGCGGCAAAGACATCTTGCCTTGATGGTGCATCTGAACTCGCAAAGCAGGGTGCGAATGCTGACGAGTTAATCATTCCAAAGATTGACATGGATGGTCTTGGAGATTATGACCGTAACTCCGGTTATACAGCAGGTGACGTAGCATTCACCAATGAAACAGTCAAATGTAACTTTGACCGTGGCAGAATGTTTACTGTTGATAACGTAGACAACATGGACACCGCTGGTGAAGCGTTTGGTCGTTTGGCTGGCGAGTTCATTCGTACAAAAGTTACACCAGAAATCGATGCATTCCGTATCGCTACTTATGCAGCAACAGAAGGTGCTGACATTGACGGAACAGCGGCATATACAACAGGCGAAGAGGCTTATAAGGCTATCGCAGCTAAGTATGATGCCATGACAGATGCAGAAGTGCCTGAAACAGACAGACACTTGTTTATCACATCAACTTTAAATGGTATGATCCGCGACATGGATACATACAAGGCTAAAGAATTGATGGGTAAATTCGCATCAGTGCAGGTAATGCCACAGAGCCGTTTCTATACTGCCATTGAGCAGTTAGATGGTAAGACGGATGGGCAGACATCTGGTGGTTATAAGAAAGCTGATGGCGGTTTTGAACTTAACTTCTTAATTGTCCATAAAGGTGCGGTTATTCAGTATCCAAAACACGTTGCACCTAAGGTTATCACGCCAGAGCAGAACCAGGACGCAGATGCGTACAAGTTCGGTTATCGTAATGTAGGTATCGCAGAAACTTACGAGAATAAGGCTGTTGGTATCGCAGGTACATACAAAAATGCGTAGGAGGTAACTTGGTATGGGTAAAGTTATTGGATTAACAAAAGCAGTTATCGCTGAAAGAAAAAAGGCTGAAGCTGAAAAAGCTAAGTCTGCAAAGGCAGAAAATGCAAACAAAAAGGCTGAGGCTGAAAAATAAGAACTAAGGGAGGGAGCCGTAAATGTCACATGTAAATTGGGAGTATTACAGCTCCCTTTTTGAAGAAAAAGTTGCAGAAGAAGATTTCGAAAAGGCAGAAGCAAATGCAGAGAGAGAAGTTTGCACAGTAATTGGCCTCATTCATTGGAATGAAATTACAGAAGAAACATTCGGATATGATAAATTGAAGGAATGTATCTGCAAAGTAATTAACAAACAAGCTGATTATCGTACTTCTGGTATCGGGAAGGGTATTTCTTCTACTAGTAATGATGGATACTCTGAAAGTTATGTTATTCAAACTGAAGAACAACTTCAAGGTGAGCTTCATCGCTTGATTAGAAAATGGTTAAGTGGTACTGCATTAGTGAGGGCATATTAAGGGCATTATTTACAGATACAGTAACAATTTACAATAAGATATCCGATTCCGAATGGAAGAGAACAGTGGTAAGTGGTGTTCAATGGTCGGATAAAGCAGAAAAGCAGAATGATAATGGAAAAATTAGCATTGCTCGGTATGCTTCTGTAACGTTTCCACAAGGCACATTTGAGGGATTAACGCTTAATTCTTCCAATGAAGAGGATTGCATCGTATATGGTGTCATTGACGACGTTGTAACAGACGTTAAAGGACAACGGATATCTGATTTAATGGAGAAATACCCAAAGAGCGGTCTGATTAAAGCTGTAAATGACAATACAAACCGTTCATTCCTTAAGAACATTAAGGTGGTGATTGAGTAGGACTGATTTTTTTAGATTAAAGGCAGTGGATTGCAAGCCGGAAGAAGTCATTAAAAGCAGAGGGCTTGACGATGGTGGTTCAGTGCAGCGGTTTATAGATTCGGAGTGCTTGCGTTTATGTGAACCGAAAGTGCCAAAGAGAGATAATATTCTTATTCAGTCTGGACAAATTCATACAAAGATTGGTAGTGGACAGTTAGAATATAGAACACCATATGCAAGACGCTGGTATTATCAACCAGCAAACTTTAATCAGGCACCAGAGCGTGGAAATTATTGGTTTGAGAGAATGAAATCACAATATAAAGAGCTGATTTTAAAAGGGGCTCAAAGAGTAGCAGATGGAGGATGATATGACAGTATCAGCATATATAGCAGAATTATTGAAAAATTATGAAGGTATAGAGATTGATACAAACCATGTTTCCGATGGTTCTGACAAATACGGATTGTTTAAATCTCCAAGCCGAAATAAGACAGATTTTACAGATGGGAGTTATGAAGTAACTGAACGTTATCGGTTCATGGCTAGACAGAAAACAGTTTCTCAGACAGAGAGAAAAGAAGCTGACGAATGGTTAGAGGATTTGACCTATTGGGCGGATGATTTTCCGTTAAATTACAACTTCCCACCACTTGATAAAAATAGAATAGTAACTGGATTTTCAATTACTGGGAATCCATATCCAATGGAAGCGGACAGCAAAGAAACTTTGTACGATATGTCACTATCCATTACATATATCAGAGAAAGAGAGGATATTTAAAGGCCAGAAGTTTTAACAAGACTTAAAAAACATAAAACTATCCCATTTTTGAACATTGGTACAGGAGATACTATTAATTGGGCCAGAATTGGCAAATCTACAGTATTTGATTTGGTGTTAAATGCACAGACAGAAGAAAACAATTTTATTGAAAATGAGATGGTAACTACAGATATCACTTATTACAAGCCAGAACTGGCACAGGAATTGCAGAGCAATAAGGGTGATGCAGCCTTTGATTATTTGTATGATATGTTTTTCAACCTTCCAACAGGGGAAGATGTTAAGAAAAATTTACTGATTGTATTCGATGGAAATCAGGGAACAGAGGAAGCTCCAGTATTCAGAGCATGGAATACACAGGCAACACTGATTTTAGATCATTTCGATTCTGTAGCAGAAAAGATTTATTTCAAGTTCAATATTAACAATATTGAGCGTGGTACAGCAACAGTAACAGATGGTAAGCCGGTATATACGAAGGCTGAGTAATATTAGGAGGGAATAAGGAATGGAATATACCATTATTGTTAATGGCAGAAGTTACGACCTGCCGAAGAAAACATTATCAGTTGTGGAGAAAATCGATGGAGTCTTAAAAGTAGATGAAACAAAGGGGCTTTCAGTAAGGCAGAGGTTTGAAAAACTTCACGGATTTGTAAAAGAAATGGTAGGAGAAGAAAATGCCACAGAGATGTTTGGTTCTTCCAACTTATCAGAAATTGATTTGTCTGAGGTTACTTTGGCAACAAAAAGAATTATTGATGCTTATGAAAAGCCACTCGCTGACTATGAGATGGAAAAGCGATACGATAAGATGAAATCATTACCTATTGATCAGCTTACTTCAGTTACCAAGGCGGCACAGGCAGTAACAAATGTGCAGATGATGAAAAAATGATGGATTTAACAAGAAGAGGGTTGCCGAATGTCGTTGAGATAGACGGCAGCCTTTATTCAATTTATACCGATTTTCGGGTTTGGATGAGATTTGCAAACCAGATGAAGAGATTAAGGCGGGGTGAATATATAGATGTGTCATATCTATTTAAAAATGAAATGCCGTCTTTTTGCAGGATTGATGTGTTGATGGAGTTTCTTGATCCAAAGTGTGAACTTCCAAGAAAAAAGCAGAGTTCTTCTGAAATAATACTAGACTATGAAATAGATGGATCGTATATATATGCGGCATTTATGAGTCAATACGGCATTGATTTGGTAGAAGTAGGAGAATTGCATTGGCATAAGTTTTTAGCGCTGTTTAAGGGGTTAAAAGAGGATGAAATGATATGCAGAATAATGGCGTATCGTGGTTATAGTAAATCGAATGAGAAAATTGATTTCTATGCAGAACAGAAGGAAGCATGGCGAATTGAGTATAAAACCGAAGAGGAGTTAGAAGAAGAGAGAAAATTTAGTAGTTTATTTGAATAGGAGAGTAAACATGAAGGGCTGACGGAAGTTTAATTTTTGATACAAAACTAGATAGCAAAGGTGTTGTAAACGGCGTCAAGGCTCTTGGAAATGTGG